CGTAGAGAACTCGGTTCATAAAAATGCAGCTTCTTGTGAACTCGCACTTATTGCGGTCTTCATCGCCGATAATTCTCATCATTACTTTAAGCATGGGCCGACCGTCTTTAGTGGCACCAACTTCAAGATTTTCAAGGCTGCAACGATAAACGCCTTTGGTAACCTCCTTATATTCTCCGGTTCCATTTTCCTGAGCTGCTGCAATATCTTTCTTAAGCTGCTCAGTATCTACCTGCTTGTCAAACTGTGAAAAATCAATTGCCATTACATTATCCTCCTTAATAATTATATAGATTCATATGGGCTCCATATGGGGCTTTTAAGCTCTGCGGCGTCTTCTTCTCTTAGGTGTTTCTTCTGACGCCTCTGAGGTACCTTCTGGCTCCTCTGAAGGCTGCTCTCGCTCTTTGCGCGTGGGCATTTCTATTTCTTCAAATGGGACTTCTTCTCGTCCGTCGTCGGGAATTCCTGCATTTGCAATTTCTTCTTTTTCTTTCTGAGATGCTTCTGCAGACTCTTCTTTTTTCTCTTTGCCACGATTTCCTCTTTTCTTTTTCTCAGGTTTCTGTACATCATCATGAGCGGCATCTGTATCGGCCTTGGCCAATTCTTCAGGAGACATTGCTGCTCCGAGACTATAATACTCACGGATTTTCTGATCCACATAATAAAGATCATTATCAATGGCATAACTAGGGAACATATCTGCCGGTGATTTTACGGTATCTTTACCATTATTCTGAGTAGCAAAAGAATACTTTCCATCTGATACAAGAGTTTTAAGGACTATAGTACTCATGCCCTCAAGATAGATCTTTTCATCCAGGAGCTTCCCTATAGTCTTGAGTCTCTCAGTTCCCTCAGCATCTACATCAGTATGACACATGACATACACGATAACATCTGAAGGAAGTTCTCTGACCTTATCAGCAATGCCCCAGGCATGTGCAGCTATCTCAGTGAATTTATCATATCCTCTTTCAGCCGCACGTCTCATAAACTCATTTGACATAACATACTGGAAATCATCTACTACAATAGATTTGTAATCTTTAGAATAAATTTCTAAAGATCTAAGGATCTTATCACTATCATCTGTATTTGTAGTTTCGATAGCTCCCGATCCCTTAAAGGGTAAAATCTTACCTTCAACATTTACAACGGCCAGCTTATCCTTAGGAAAATTCCTCATAGAATAAGATTTTCCGGTGCCTGTTCTTCCAAGTACGTAAACCAAAACTCCCATTATTTTTCCTCCTTAAATAAAATTTTTATTGCTTCTGATACACCATGCGCAAATATCGGCGTAAATAGTATCAGTTCGGGATCATCAACTGACATTTCTGCAAAAGCATGAGCTGTAGCCTGAGCAATATCTTCTTCTGTGATATTTCTATCTTTACAAGTAGGCGTAGTAAGCCGGTCGTAAAGAATATTGATTCCATCGTTATCGCTGTTAATAATTTTCTTAAGCAACATAAGCCGCTTTTCATTACTTGTCATCTTTCACCTCCTTTTCTGTAACTCTTGACGCCCACATATCCGCCCAATGAATAATCATAAAAAGCGGGGTCTCATGGCCACTCAAAGCATACTTAAGATTTCCATACAGGCCATTGTGATACAATATGGCAAACTGTTCTTCTTCTGTAAGATCAATAAACATAGATGCGATCGTGATAGACCTAATTTCATGATCTACTGGAAGAAGCTCCTTATTTGTTTCATAGGGTTTAGCTTCTGACTGAGTACCGTTCTTAAGAATGTTCGGCACGTAATTAGGTTTTCCAAACTGACCGATCTTTCCAATATCATGCAAGAGAGCACATATTGCGATGGAGTCTTTCATTTCATTAGTAAGATTTTTTGCTCCATATAACACCACAGAAATCTTTTCAGCAATATGGAGAACATTCAAACTGTGTTCTAAAAGTCCTCCTTCTTTTGCCAAATGATAGCTACCCGAGCAAGGCGCTTCATAAAAGCCCTCTTCCTTAAGATACGCAAGAAGATCTTCCATGCCTTCTCGCTTAGTCTTAAGCAATGCCGTATTAAATTCTTTTTCCATTCAATACCTCCTTAATATCTGTGTTTCATTTAATAATATAATTATACATCTTTTAGTGTATAATGTAAACCGACAAAATGCACAGGATTTAAGATAATTTTTTGTACCAGTAATTTTGAAGATCAATATTTTTACTGTACCAGTCAAACATGTGATTTGGTGACTGTGTAAATTTTTTAAAGCTTTCAAAGTCATCCGGATAAAGTAATATGCCATATCCACCAGCGTTTCTAATCCATTCAAGATTTTTTAATTGCAATAAAGTTGGTTTACCGTTAGATGCTTTATCTTCTATGCCATAAAATATGCCACCAATACATGCTAAAATATCAGGAATACCTTTTTTAGTATATTTAGCACCGGCCCAGTATTTTATCGCCCAGACTCCTATCTCCTCGAGATAGCCAAGGACTTTATTGTCAAGATTTTTCTCGGCCGCCATTTGCTTCCTCCTGTTCAAAAAGAGCTTCTGTATAATCTCGTCGCATTGCCAGTGTCTTATAGATTTTTTCTTCAATACTATTTTTGCAAACCAGATAATAATAAAAGCAGGGTTTATCTTGACCTAGACGGTGAATCCGTTTCTTTGATTGTTCAAATAATTCACTTGACAGGGGCGGTGAAAAATATATTACCTTATTCGCTTTTTGAAGATTAAGACCCATGGCCCCAGCCTGAAATTGAATCAAAGTAACAGAATTAGAATATTCTTCATAGCACTCTAAAGTTTTTTCTTGACCATTTACAATAGAAATAGGTTTATCTACTCCGTCAGCAAGATTCATTAGTTTATTAAGTTCATCTGTAAAATTATAAAATACAATAATCCGATCTTCTGTTTCTCTCAATAAGTCTTGAAATGCAGATAACTTATCATCATTATACTGACCGCAAAGTTGTCTTTCTCTAAGCATCTTATTGAGAATAGTATCCCCTATAAATTCCTGGTCAAAAGCTTCAAGATAATCATTTTTCCTAAACTTAAGATATTCTTTGGAAGCTGGGATTTTAATTTTTTGGTCTATTTGAGCCGGCAAATCGAAGACTTCTTCAGTTTTAAGGAACTGGCAACCATGTTGGCGCATTTTTCTTTTGAGCCGCTCCTCATTCTTATAACCAAGAATTTTCTTTTGCCAGTAACCATCTTGTGTCTCATTCCACTCCCAATCTACGTATTGGCTCCAGAAAATTTTCTCTGAAATCTTCCAACCCAGCAAGTTCATCTGAGTCAATAGATTTTCGTATTTTCCACCTGTTGGCGTGCCCGATAATAATATAATATTAGCGGGTTCCATTTTCATGATGAATTTTGTTCTTTGGGCTCCTGGATTTTGGATAAGCGATGACTCATCAAGCATCAAAGTAAAATCACGAAGCTGTAACAACTCTTTACGCCGCCATATAAGATCATAATTAATGACTCCTATTCGCTCAAATGGCTCTTCTTGCTCCTGATAACTCATAAATGCTTCTAGGTCGGTTTTATTAGTTAGATCAAAAATTAAAAAATCTGTACTATAGTATTCATTAAAATGATCAACCCAATCATCAACCTTTGATTTCTGACATATGACAAGATTTATCTTAGCACCGAGTTGCATTAGCTTTTCACCGCCTGTATAAGTTTTGCCTAAACCCATGACTAATCATGGTAAAATGCTACACGATTCATCCCCTCGCTCAGTTTAAGAGCGTTTTTCTGATGCTCGTATAATTTTACCAATCAAATCACCTCCTTTCATCATTCATAAATATCTGTCCTATAGTTTCATTATCCCATTTGTAATAAACGGCAAGCTCAATGATCTCGTCTTGAGTAAATGGGATTTTGTCGTTGAGCTTATTGTTTGCTGTAGGCTGGGACACGTTCAGAATCTCCGTAAGCTTATTTGTATAATGTTCATCCCCCGCGGCCACCATCTTTGATTTTAATAAATTAGTATTGGTCATTATTTTCTTCACCTCCTTTCAAAAAAATATTATATCATATT